CGCCACCATTAAAAAATTCAGTATGCTTAACATATAAAGACAAATGGGTGGTGGTCTATTACAGCTCGTCGCCTGTGGCGCCCAAGATGCATACCTCAGTGGCAATCCGCAAATTACGTTCTGGAAGGGTCTCTTTAAGCGCCACACGAACTTCGCCATGGAGCCGTTTCGTGTAAATTTTACTGGACAGGCCGCTTGGGGTACGAAGCATTCTGCTGTGCTTGGCCGTCACGCTGATCTACTTTACACGACATACCTCGAAGTTGTAATGCCTATCGGTGTATTTAACAATGATCAGGGTCGTCTTGGTTACAACTTAATCAAGTATGTTGAACTCAATATCGGTGGTCAGCAGATCGATCGTCTATATGGCGAGTGGATGTACCTTTGGGACTCTCTAACGTCTGATTTCGTGACATCCAAGAAGCTCTGGAACATGGTAGGCGGTGGTCCCAATACATCATTCCTAACAACGACAAACAGTGTTAGTACATTCACTGATCCTACTCAGTGCAATACAGGATCAGGAAAGCCTACTCTTCCGAATACACTCTACATTCCTCTACCTTTCTTTTACACTCGCAATCCTGGTGCTGCCCTTCCTCTTATTGCTCTTCAGTACCACGAGGTAAAGATTGATCTCCAGTGGAATGATGCAGTATTTATTTCTGGCGATACTACTCCTTCTGCCGTTGCTTCACTAAAGCAGCCCGTTCAGGCTGCTATCTATGTCGATTATATCTACCTAGACACGGAGGAGCGTCGTCGTATGGCGCAGGAGAGCCACGAGTATCTAATCGAGCAGACACAGTACAACGAAGATAAGGGTATTGCTTCTTACAATAACCGTGTTGATCTAACGTTCAACCACCCTGTTAAGGAACTTGTATGGGTTGTACAGCCGTCTGAGTACCGCAACTGCAAGCTCGCTCAGGGCTACCGTGCATCTGCGACTCGTCTCCAGCCTTTTACGTATGATAAGGAGGCGGTTTACAGCCAGTGGATCCAGATCAATGGACAGGATCGCATGGACAAGCGTTATGGTGATTACTTTAACCAGCCTCAGATTTACCAGCACCACAGTGGCCTAGGTGCGACAATTCAGTCAACAACGGCTCTACCTGTTCACCAGGGTGGTATCTTTATGTATTCATTTGCTCTCAAGCCGGAGGAGCACCAGCCGTCCGGTACGTGCAACTTCTCCCGCATTGATACGGCCACAATTGTCATGAACATCAGCGGTGAACTAACGATGGATGAGACTCAGGATCGCACGTTTGATGTTCGTGTATACGCCGTGAACTACAATATCCTCCGTATCATGAGTGGCATGGCCGGGTTAGCCTACAGCAATTAGTAACCTATTTTGTTACCTGTTTGAGTTTTTCAAGATACAAAATAGCATCCATCAATTCTTCCTGTGCATGCTGAATCCATTGCAAAAAAGTTAGGTCATTACGATCTAGAGTAGTTCCATATTTTTTCTGTCCAATTTCAGCTCTCTTTTGAAACGCAGATACGACGGCGCTTACTACGCTATCATATTTGGGTTGTTCCATGGTATACTAGATTAATCTCGTTCTATTAAAACAAAAATGGTGTCTAAGACATTTCTTGGGGTTATTATTTTTTGTATAATTGGAACCGGTGTTATTGTGTATATGACATCTAACAAGCTCGACCATAATAATTATTGGTTATCTTCCGAAATTACAGGAGCATGGCTTACAGGATTAGGTATTGCGTGGGCTGTATCGCTGTTTCTTTATGATAGATATGGTGATGGAAATATGTTACTTGCTATTATTTGGTTTAGACCTTTATTCCGGCTTATGTTTGATATGCTTTACTTAATATTTATAATTGCATCGAAGTAACTTACCACGCCATAAGAACATCTTCCATCTTACACTGTCCAGTATCTTCATCTTGCGATACCGCAATATTAGCAGCCTTCAAATCTGAATCAAAGACTGACATATCTTCTTCGGCTCCTTCAGGTAGCTTGGTTTCATCTACAAGGATATCTACAAATCCAGTACCACAAGGGGGTTTCTGACCGAACATAATGTTTGCAGACACACCCTTCATCTTATCAAAATCAGCAGAGATAGCAGCATCAAACAGAATTTGAGATGTCTCTTCGAATGAAGACTTAGCAAGCACACCATTATTGCTTTTCTTCATACCAAAGCGATCAACCGTTACTAGATAGCCAGGATACGTCATTACATCAATGAGTGTGATCATGTGATGGTAGTTTACGTATTCAGCCGTAAAGACTTCCATGAACTCTTTGTAGAGCGCCAAACGAGCAGCTTCAATTCCAAAGATATCAAGAATTTCGTGAAGATCATTCGAGAATGAACGGAGTGAATCTACACCATCAATCGTAGCAAGATCGAGAAGATTGGTACCATCCACATCTAGAACAATCTGCTTCATAGGAACGTATCCTCCAACTTTCTCATCATAAATAAGTTCCTTATTGTTATCACGGCGGTAGACACGACCAATATTAGCTACACCAGTTAGAACCGTATCAAGAAGTTTCTCTTCGATAAAACGGAGAGATAGAGAATTCTTTACAGTATCAGGTAGGAATGCAATGCGCATAGCTAGTTTATCTGGTGAGTTGGTATCCGTATATACACATTCGAATACACGTAGAACTTTGTTATTATTGATTTTTGTTGCAATCATGTTCATGTCCATAACACCTCGTGCAGCCATCTGTGTACGATCAATTTCAAGTCGAATGATCCAAGGAGAATTGCATGATGATTGATTTGTAACTGAGAATTTCTGGTATGTTTCTAGAAATTGGCGATCTTCTTCAACTGAAGAGTTCTTCGAGGATGGATCCGGATCATAATAGATGCGAACAGATCGCGTAATATCACGTAGCGTTGTCTTCTGAATTTCCTTAGTCTTATTGAAGAGAGCATTCTCTGACATCGCAATATCAGGACGAAGATAGATAACATTAGAAGGATTTTTAGGATTGTGTGACACAGAAAGAAGTTCAACAATTCGAGGAACACCTTGCGTGGCATTAGCCTTTGCAGTTCCAGCTGAGTGGAATGTGTTTAGTGTAAGCTGAGTAGTTGGCTCTCCAATTGACTGAGCAGCCAACGTTCCAACCATTTCACCTGCATGAACTTTCCCCTTCATGTATTTGAACCGAATGTCTTTGAGAGCCTCGTCAAACATAGACTGTGTTAGACGCATGACAATGATAGACTTCTTCGGTGCAAGATAGTAGCGTAGTAGAATGTGGAATAGGTAGTTCGGTTTAATCATAGGTTCCTCAACTAGCTTGTTAAGTTCAGCTACAACATATGCAGGAGTGAGGTCAGTTTTTACAGCATACGTGTTTGCATACTTTGAAAGAAGACGCTTTAGATGAACCGGTGCATATACTTCAGTCTTCTTAACATATCGGAACACATCACGAACAAGTACGTCACGATCAGCAATAATCTGATCCATCAGATCATCAATTTCTGTACCAGGATCAGCACTCATCACTGCTTTGAAATCGTCAACTGAAGCTGCAAATTCTTTATAGAGTTGTTCCATGCTAGCCACTCCAAGTTCAATAGGCTGGTTCTCAATGGCAGTACTATCTACTCCATCACCACCGTACACAAACTGATAGATAGAACCGTTGATATTACGAACTGTTCCGTCATATTCTACGTGAAGATCTTCCATCATCTTCACTAGCTTACGCTGAATATAACCTGAATCTGAAGTCTTTACTGCAGTATCAATGAGACCCTCACGTCCACCCATGGCGTGAAAGAAGAACTCAGCGGGACGTAGACCAGAGATGAAGCTATTTTCTACAAATCCACGTGACTCAATACCGTGATCATAACGAGCAAAGTGAGGAAGTGTACGATCCTGTAGAGTATATTTGATACGCTGACCAGCAACCATCTGTTGACCAAGTAGAGCCATCATCTGAGTAATATTCAAATTGGAACCCTTTGCCTTTGATTTTACCATTTCAACCATTCGGTTATCACCTGGTAGACTATTTTCAACTTTCTCCTCAATCTTTGAGTTAATTTCTTTTAGAGCGTTCATGATTCTGTTTTCAAGTTCAGCACCATTTGAGCGACCCGTGATATTTACAAATGTACCCGCATGAACACTTGACATAATATCGGCAACCTTCTGTTTGCCATCCGCAAGTGTCTTGTTTACGAATTCGTAGGTTTCTGCATTTGCAATCAAATCAGCAGCACCAACAGAAAATCCAGAATACAAGTTGTATTTTGTTACAATACTTTGGATATCATTAATGAACTCTCCAGCCCGCTGCGGACTGAAATCATTATACAGCACGTGAATGATACCCTCAGACGCTTTTCCAAATGCATCCTTACCAAGAACACCCTTTACAAGCGTACCGTTCTCGACCTTGATTTTGCCATCAAAGTTCATGAGAGGAAACGCATTGGTCATAATTTCGTGACCTGTTAGAGGGCTATTCTTGCGTACATATGACGCAATCGGTCGACGCATGCGTGCAAGCAAATTCAT